ATCAAAAATATTCAAGAGGATATACGCGTTGAAAATATTCTTAAACAAGGTTTTCCCATCGCTACAGCAGCTAGTATTTTAAGAACTGTAATTCCTAAAAGTAAAGTGGCTTTACTTGATAAAACAGAAGGGGGTTTAGAAAAAGTAATAGCTGATTATGCAGAGTATTTACAAAATCAACCTCCTTCAACTCAACAACAGCAACAACAATCACCTCAAATGCAGCAACAGCAAGCATTTCAAATGTCTCAAAAAGAAATGAATCAACCTGAAAATATTCCTCGTCCTTTTGAGCAAATGCAAGAACAACAACAATCACAACAACAAAAGCAATTTGAACTTAAGCAAGATCCAATGCCGCTTAATGAAAGGATTCAGCAGGCAGCCTTTGCAGAAAGACCTGAGTTAAAAACTCTTGTCGATTCTTCTTATCAAGGAAAAGAATTTTTTATACCTAATTATAAATATCCAGGTGAAACATCAGAAGATTATGAAAATAGAAAGCTTATTTTTGATGCAGTTAATAAAGCAGCAAAAGCGATAACTGAGGGAAAATCATTTTTAGATTTTCCCGTTTCAAAAGAGGCTTTAAAAGGGATTGGCGGTTATTCAACTGCTTCCGATGTTTTACGTTTTATGGCCGGTATTCCTAATGTTTATGATGAATTGCTTGACCCAGAAGAAAAACAAGAGTTATTTGATGCTTTAGGACCTGATCAACTAAGTGTTGAATCATTGCGTCCAACCGAAGGACAAACGGCTATTCATGGCGCTCCAATGACTCCAAATCTGATTTGGAATTTGCTTCTTTCAATTGAGCCTAAATTATCAAATATTAAACGTCCTCCTGCAATTAAAGGCGCTCCAATTAAAGGCGCAAAAATGGATACAACAGGATTTAGAAGATTTTTAACTCATGGTGTTTATGGGGTTCTTAGCGGTAAAAGCGTCCCTCCGGATTTATCAGATAAAATACAAAAAATCTCTCACGCTACAAATTCTATTGATGCTATTGTTAAAGCAGCTAAGGATGGGAATTTTAGAAAAGTCCAAAAAGAAATAGATGATCTTTATAATAATGATAATGCTTTATTTTCTTTGATTTCGAATGAAATTGATCGTTATGAAGAAAGTCGAATACCTCCAGAAAAAAGAACAGTTTCTTTTAAATCTCAAGATACAAAATACGCCAATCAATTAAAAAAAATACGTGAACAAAAAAACATCGAGACGGAACCTATATGAAAGAACATGAAGCTATAAAAAGAATAATAGAAGAAAAATTTCAACTTTTAACTTTAGAACAGATTGCTAAAGTTAAAAGTTTGTTTGGGTTAAAGAAAAAAAAGAAAAGAGTTGATTCCAAATAAAAAAATGGACTTTTTTTATTTACGCTTTAAACGTTCAATTTCTTCTTTCAATTTGTTAATTTCATCGTCACGTTTAGCGTTTTCGTAGTAGTTAATTATTTTTTTTTGTCCATTTTTATTACCCCAATAATACATTCCCCCTAAAGCGCATGCATCAATAACAGCACCGAATAAGCATGCTATTGGATGATCATCGTAATACATAATCAACCTCCTTGTTTTCTTTGTTCTTTTAATAAATCGATGAACATTTCATACAATTTATCAGTTCTTTCACCTTGTCTTTCTATTTTCCCATCTAACAAATAAAAGCCACCTAATAATGTTATCAATAATACAATGAATTCTGTATGTACAGCCCAGGATTTATTTTCGTTCATGCTCAACCTCCTTATTAACCTCCTTGTTTTTGATCATTTTGAGCTAATTCTTTCGGCATTATATTTTTAAGAATAAGTGTAGTTTTAATCATAACGATATCTTTTTCAATCTCGTTAAATCTCTTATCTATGTCGTTAAATTTGGTATTCATCCATATCATAGATACAATTACAGCGCCTAATATCACTACTACATGTTTGCTAAACCAATCCATAATCAACCTCCTTGTTTTTTATTTATTTCGTTATGAAAATACAAAATGTGAGACTTAAATTCTGCATCTTGTAAAGCTAATTTTCCATAAAAATCACGCATTTCTTGTCTTATGGCTTGAATTAAAATAAGAGTTTCTTTTCGTTGTTCTTCAATTTTCTTATCTAAATTAAAATATAAAGCAAAAACTATACTAAAATTTGTAAATGTTATGGCAAAAACTGCAAAAATTTGATCCCAGTTCATAAATTTCCTTTTTTCTCAATTATACTCAATATAAAGCAGTTTTACAACCCCAATCTTTCCTTGAAATTTTCGTGTGTCAAATCTTTGTAAATATTAAAATTTAATTTTACAAGGAGATTGTTATGACCTTTCAGCCTGGAGCAATTTTATATACACAAGGTTTTGGTTCAAGACCTGAAAACGTGGAAGTGCCTCACATTGATAATCGGGCGCCCTCAATAATGGATGTTAATTTTTATCCCATTGGTAAACGATGGATAAATATAACTGCAAATACAGAATATACACTTACTTCCTTCACATCTTCACAAGGTGTAGTTTCAGCAGTTTGGACTTTACTTGGTACAAATGGAGGCGCTTTAAATACTCTTTCTGATGGTTCTTCAACTACAGTTACACCAGTTTCTAATAACATTCAAATTGCCGGTACAAACGGACAGATTGCAAGCACAGCAGGAAGTGGGGTTATTACCCTTTCATTAATTGGTCCATACACTCCTACAACATATACCGCACATAGTGTTTTACTTGGTGAAGGAGGATCTTCGATCGGTTCAACAGGTGTTGGCACAACAGGTCAAGCATTAGTTGGAAATACAGGCGCAGACCCAAGCTGGACAGGTTCACCTAGTTTTAGTGGATCTGTTACAGCAGGAACAGGTTTGACGGTTACTTCTGGAGGTGCAACAGTGACTGCCGGGGGTCTTACTGTAACAGCCGGTGGAGAATCTATTACAGGCACAACAACAATAAATACAACTGGAGCAGCAACAACAACAATTGGTACAGGTGGAACAGGCGCGGTAGCTATCGGTAATGCCACAGGAAATACAGCTGTGACGGGTTCTTTAACAGCCTCTACTACACTTACAGCAACACTTGGAGCAATTACAGCTACAAATGGAAATTTAGTTTTAGGAACTGCGGGGAATAAAATTGTTAGCACATCTGTTGGAACCACAACTGCTGCTGGCGCTAATAGTTTTGGTACTGTTGCTTTAGTTGGTGGTACTGCTACAGTTGCTACAACAGCTGTTACAGCAGCTTCACAGATTTATTTAACATGTCAGGCATTAGGAACTGTTACAGTCCCTTCAGCATTAGCAGTTACAACTAAAACAGCCGGCACAAGCTTTGTAATTCTTGCAAGTCAGGTAACAGATACATCAACGATTGCTTGGCATATAATTAACTAAGGTAAACATGGTTTATACAAATAAAGTAACTTGGGAAATATTAAGAACTTTTGATACATCAACTATCACAAGTGCATCAACCTACTATAAAGTGGGGACGCCATTAATTTACCCTTCTTTTAAATTGAAAATGGTTAATAACAGTAATATTTTAGTAACTGTTTCTATTGATGGTGTAAATGATTATGACGTATGTCCTGCAACTTCTTTTTGGTTGTATGATGAAACACAGGCGCAAATTTCAACAGCAAATGCACCTTCTATTCCCTCAGGTACTCAAATAAGTGTTAGATATGGTGGTTATACTTCTACTGCCGGAACAGGATTAGTATATTTAGTTTCACAATATTTAATACAAGTTTAAATATGAGCCAGGCGGGGACAATATCAAGTAGTGGCGGGGGAGGAGGTGGAGGAGATGTTAACTCACTTACGCCTGATAGTGGCGCGCCTGTAACTGCAATAGCAGGAACAATTCCAACATTAGGTTATCAAGCAGGAATTGTTCCCACGATAGAAACTTATAATGATGGTTCAGGAAACTTTAGAATTGCTGATCAAAGTTGGGAAACACAATATGTTGTTGATCCAAGCACAACCAATGGATTAAAAGGCACTTTTCAAACAATACAATCAGCTATTAATCAAGCTGTTTCTGACGGAGCTGCTTACCCAAATAATTTTAAAAAGATTTATATAAGGACAGGTACATACACAGAGAATTTATCAATTCCACCCGGTATTATGCTTTCAGGAGAAGTTCTTTCTGATCCATCAGGAGGTGTAATTACACCCTATCAAACTACACTTATTTCAGGAAATCATACTTTTACAGGGGGTTGCGTATGGGGTGCAACAGGAATTAATTTCTTAGCAGCTAGCGGCGATATGTTTTCAAACAACAACGCTTCTATTGTATTTATGTATATGCGAAATTGCCTTTTTTATGCTGCTTCCGGAAGTGTAGGAACTTCTTTTCCGGTAGGATATTTGAGCTTTGATCAATGTTCCTTTTTAGGAAGTGGCAATGCCTTTAATTTTACTTCTGGCACATTAAACATTACCAAATCCATATTTAGTCAGAATGCAACTATTATTATGAGTGGTGGAGAGTTTATTGTTGATACGACTTACGGCATCGGTACTGTGACATTATCAGGGGGTGCCCTAATTGAAGCTGTCAATTGTACTTTTACCACCACAACTGCATCTAATTATAATATAGATGCTACTGCAACTTCTGCCCCTGGATCATTATTAAATTGTGGTTTTTCTGGAGCTAATATTGCAGGTGTTTCAGCATCTACGAGTGGTGCTTGGATTATGCAAAATTGTTACACAGGCACAACTAATGATTCTGTTAATTTTGCGTTATATTCATCAACTATTAATTTGAATAATTATGGAAATGCCAATCAGGGAAATTTAATTAAATCCTATCGTACGGCCACAAATTATCAAATGGACACTCTTAATTATTACGTTGGTGTCACAAGTACAGGAAGTGCAATCACAATAGATCTTCCCGATAGTTCAGCTCCACAAAGAGATCAGGTATTTATAATTAAAGATGAAGGTGGTGGTGCAGCAACTCATAATATTACAGTTACCACATCGGGTGGAGTTAAAACCATCGATGGCGCAACAAGTAAAGTGATAAATACAAATTATGGATTTTTACAAGTAATTTATAATGGAACTAATTATTTTACATTTTAATAAATAAAGTTTAGTAGGTGAAATTTGAGCCAAGCAGGAACAATATCGACAAGTGGTGGCGGGGGCGGTGGTGTAACTTCTGTTACCGGTTTAAATGGGGTGACAGCGTCTCCAACAACAGGAGCAGTCGTTGTTTCGGGTGTGGATGCAACAACATCAACAGTTGGAGTCGCATCGTTTAACCCTGCGGATTTTACCGTCACGTCAGGTGAAGTTTCTCTTCTGGGAAGTGCTTTTGTATCTTCTGTACAAGGAACAGCGCCAATTCAAATTAATGGAGTTTCTGGCACACCTGAAACAGGAGCTGTCATCGTTTCTGTCACTGATGCCACAACTTCAGCATTGGGAGTTGCTTCTTTTAACTCCGCAGATTTTACAGTAACTGCGGGAGCTGTTTCGCTTTTAAACGGCCCTGGCGTTGGTAGTGTTACAGCAGGAACTAATATAAATTTAACAGGAACTGCTGCGAATCCCATTATCAATCTAAACGATCCTGTATTACTACAAAATGGCTCAGCGTCTGCTCCGAGTTATTCATTTGCAAATTCGACAAATTCCGGCATGTATTATGGTAATGGGGCTGTTATATTAGCCAACGGTGGTGAAGCTGTTTTATTTAGTTATGGTGGAAATCCTGCGGCGGTTGTAGTAGGAGGATCAGTTAATGCTAATTTGTTTCTTAATGGGGGATTAGGCATTGATACATTAACCCAATCATCTAATTATGCTTATAGTCAACTGTATCCTACTTATATTGGGTGTTCGGCAGGTGGTATAACAATAACACTGCCCTATATACAATATAATCATCAAGAAGGCGCCATTATAATAATTAAAGACGAATCAGGAGCAGCCGCTACAAATCCCATTACCATCACAAGTCCTGATAGTTCTCCTATTGATGGAAATACAAACTTTATTATCGATTCAAACTATGGATCAGTAACTTTAGTATCACGCAGTACATTTTGGAGCGTAGTTTAATATGGCATATTATGGAAAAGGCACATCAGGACAAATATTAACGGATCAAACAGCGCCAGATATGTCAAACTGGCAAAATGGAGCTCCGTCGAATAGTATTAATCAAGTTAAAAGGCAAGTTTTTACTTCATCCGGAACGTATACACCCACGTCAGGAATGGTTTATTGCGATATTGAAGTTTTAGGAGGCGGTGGTGGTGGGGGTGGATGTACCACAAGCGGAGTATCAGCATCAGGAGGAGGTGGCGGGGGATATGCAAGAAAAATATTTTCATCCTCAACAATAGGCGCATCTCAGACAGTCACAATTGGGACTGGCGGTACAGCTGGGGCTAATACTGGTGGAACTGGTGGAACTGGTGGAACTTCTAGCGTAGGTTCACTGATTAGCGCTACGGGTGGTACAGGTGGCGATGGAGATATAACCACCTTACCTGTAGGGGCGGGGATTGGTGGTGTAGGATCATCCGGAGATTTTAATACAAATGGAGAAGCTGGGAATATTGGGGCTTTAACTGCTTCAGGAAAAGGGGGTTCTTCGTTTTTTGGAGGAGGTGCTGTTTCAGTTCTCCAGAATACAGGTGCACAACCTGGAAATAATGCCACATCATACGGCGGTGGTGGAAGTGGTGCTTCAGTCAACGGTTCAGCAGCTCCTGAGATTGGTGGAACAGGTTTTGCAGGCATCGTTATTGTGACTGAATACATTACTTAAAATATAATGAAATTATTCATCAAGGTAAGTTTCTGTATTTTTCTCTTCATCTTCTTTTTTTCTTAAGTAGATCACTAAAACAGCAATTAAGAAAAAAGCCATAGGTTGAAAAAATAAAAACATAAAAACCTTTTTAAATTTAATTATATTTTATATATTGTGAGTCAAAACAGCAACATCAAACTTTAGGAAAAATTTATGAAAAGCAAAAACGAAAAAATGTCGTCTTCAAAGCATTCTGAACATATGAATAAAGAAAAAAAATCTTCCATGCCAATGAAAGATAATAAAGCACTTAAAGCTAAGGTAGGTCATGCTAAAAAAAGTAAGTAATCACATGTACATTTTAAATATATTATTATGTAAGTCATGCTTATTTATTGTGTCATCTTGTCAAAGTCTTCCACAAATGTTTACAAGCCTAGAAGATATTGCCGATGACACAGCGATTAAGTTGGAAGTGTCCCGTGAGGCAATTGCAAAAGATACAGATATTGATATTACAATAAAGGTTACTAACAAGGATTCTCCAAATGCCATTGTCAAAGGGTAAATCAAAAAGTATAATCGGAAAAAACATATCTGAGATGTTGCGCTCAGGCCATCCCAAATCCCAAGCTATAGCTGCAAGTCTTAATGAAGCAAGGAAATCAGGCGCAAAAATAAAAAGAAAAAAATAATGGCTAGAAGAAATTCGGAAAAAGTTAACTCCCATTATAATGAAAAGTGGCTTTCTAGAAAGTCTCCAGAAAGGACGTATAAGCAAAAATATTGGACAAAACAATTTAAAAAAAATCATGCCGGCAAATCATACATTTTAAACTTCGAAAGAGATGAATTCAAATGGATAAATCCTATAAAAAATTAATTAAAGTTGAAAAATCTTTACAAAAAGACACCAAAAAAGTGCTTGACAAAGATGCTAAGCGTGACAAATATGTTGAAAAAGGCAAAAAAGCCATGAAAGGAAAATGTTAATGTTTAATACATTATTTATGTTACTTAAAAATAGTAGTATCACAGGAAAAAGCTCTTTGGATGTGTTATGTGAAACAATTCACGTGGCAAAAAATGTTATTGAGCACTTTGAAGAGAATTATGCAAAAGATATAAATACTTATGATGCTGCCATAGATACTTTTTGCGAAATTTTACAAGAACATAAAAGCAAAAAACACCCTGTCACTCCACCGCCAGCAGAAAAACCATGATACATTTTGTTAATACAGCATCAAACCAAGCAAAACATTTGACCTGAGGAAAGCTTGCAGAAATCTACCTGATATCAATCAGAGAATCGTTTAAATCTCATTGTTTTTCCGCAGTTATTAGGTATCATGGATCTTCTTGAAAGCACCCCGAAGCTCTTTTCCCAAAAAACCGCGGCATTTATTAATTTTTCCAAACGGAATAACGGGTCTTTTCGCAATTTCTTCATTTTCTGTTTTAAAGTACGCTTCTTGAGATTTTTTCCACTCATATAATTTCTCATTTATTTCTAATAGTTCGTTGAAATCGCGCATTTGCCTACTGTTTGGACCATATTTTTGTATAGCCTCCTCATATAGATATTGAAAACTTTTAGATTCTTTAATTCCAACACACGAATAGCTTAAAAGTGCTGAAGAAAAGTGCTGTATAATTACAGGGGGAATATTTTCTATTTTGAATGATTCTTTTTTCATTTTAACTTTATACTTATTTATTGTCTTTCAATACTTATTTATTGTCTTTCAGCTCCACAAACACCGCAATATCTTATACGATTGTCATTTTTATAGTCGCATTTAGGACAACTCCATGTACCACTTTTGACTTCCATTTCAATCACATGCTCACAATTTGGACAATTTACCCAATATTCATTAGCACTTGCAATCGAAAAGAATATAATTCCTAAACATAATAAATACTGAAACATAATAAAAGTATCCTTTTTTTTTATTTTTGCGTATTTTATTGCTTGATCAACTTTTACCATTTCTTTTTTTAAATAATCTTTGTCATATGGAAGCATCAAACATCCTATGCTATTTTTCTTAAATGAATCATTTCATTATAAAATTCGCGTTCTTGTTCAATCATTTTCTTAATGAATTCTTCATCTCTAGGGACTTGCACGATAATCCCACGATTTCCGTCAAAGCTATAATAATAACAAAAATCCACTTGTAAAATAGATATTTGATGTTGAATTTGCGGATAATAATATTGTGGAATTTTCCCATGTTTAGCTAGCTCATGAATTTTTTTATTCGTGCATTTAACCTCAAGAATATATTTTTTGTCAAAGCTTACTCCGTCATATGATGCGCACATGAAAGAGTATTCTTCGCTGACATATACTTCTGGAATGAATAATTCATCTAATATTTTTTCCGCTTCTTTTCTTGCGATTGGTTCTAATTCCCTTCCTCTACGCATGCGTGAATTATCAAAATCAGGTTCCCTTAATCCCAACTTTTCGTCAAGAACCTCTTGACGAGTTTTATACGGATTCATTCCCATTATTGCGCTAACCTCGCTTGCGCACACGAAATTTTTTCTTAGTGCAAGCCAAATGTCAGTGCCCTGTTTTACATCAATCTTCTTTGCTTTGCTTCCGTGCATTAACTTCATCTTCCCATTCTTTTTTCATTTTTAAATAATGATCTAAACATAAATCTCCATAAGGATCAAATAATGGAGCATTACATTTTCTACCACACAATTTTCAATAGCCATAAATCATGAAATACATTTTATTGCAATATTCACAACTCATTTTTCTTTTCTTTGCACCCATTTAACATATGATCAAAACATTCTTGCCATGCTTTTTTCCATCCATCAAGATCTTCATAAGCATTGTTACGATTTTTATCTAAAACTAAAAAAGCAACCTCTTTAAGTTTAGAATGAATTATCATTTCATCGGGTTCTTTAAATCCTTTAGAGGGGCGCGAAGCCCCGCAACATCTACATGGCATTATCTTTCTCCTGGTTTATCGTCATTTCTTTTTCAGCTAACTCTTTTTGATAAGAATTACGCTCTTTAACCAATCCTTTTTTTACAGTGGCGTATTTTTCAGCAGGCATATCTTCAACACAATTTACACTTAGACTATTTTTTAAAAATTCATTGAATCTTGTTTTTACACTATCTGAACACTCTTGTAAAATTTGATTTAATTCAATCGCTTGTTGGATGGTAATTGGGTCTTTTTTTTGATCTTCTGCTTCAACTGTGTAAAGCTGTTTTACATTCAAATCTTCGGCCTCTTGCCTAACGATATCTTCAGTTTCTCCTTTTTCATAAACTTTAGTCAGAATATCAGGAAAAAGGATACGTTTTAATCGACTTAAAGCTCTCGCAAAATACATATCTAGCAAATTTTTTTCATAGTTTTTTCCTGCTCTTTTCATGTCTTCATATGTAAAACTAACTTCGGCTACATCTCCTGTATCTTTCCTTTTTCCAACAAGGGTACAACCCTTATCATCCAAGACTTTTACAGACACACTATGCCCTTGTTTACGTATGTGTTTATTCATACATTCCGCACTAACACCTACTTTTCCTTGAATATAATAAAGCTCTCCGTTGAGAGCCTCTAATTTAGGAATTCCATTACTTTCAGCGTACATGCAAATGGCAAAAATCCCTTCTTCACCAATTTTTGCATAATGCTTAGTCTCCATTAGCTTTCTTGCTAATTCTTTTGTTCTTTGTATGTTGTCACAAACATCGATTTGTAGTGGCTCAACTTTTGTTAACGCTTGCATATTTAGCTCCTAAGCTCTTTTAAAGATAAATTGTTCAATTTTAAAATCATATTTCAAATCAATCAAAAGGGTGTCTATATCTGATTGTATTAGCATTACCTCGCGATGATATTTTTCAATGATTCTATTTTTCTCTTGCAATTCATAAATCTTTTGTTGTATTTGTTGTATTGTGTCCATAATTGTTGAATCCTATGTTAGTTTTTGGTTAAACGTCTTTTCAAACCCCAGTGTAACGACTGGGGTTTGTCTTTTTATGTACAATATTTATCAAATAAATCGGCAAATTTTCCTTTTTGGCGGCAAATAGCAGCGATCAGCATTTTACCCTCCGAATGTTCACTTAAAATTTCCATAGCAACATCTTCAAAATGATCCATTGCTTCACTGACAACGTCATCGTAATCTCTGTATCCGGAGGGATCGTAATTGGTAGGACAATATAAACATTCTTTTATTTGCATAAATAGTCTCCTTTTTTTAATGTCATCCTTGACATGTTTTTTCTTTTTATGATATAACAATATCAAAACTTGTATTTTATTACAAATAAAAAAAATAAAAACCCCAAAAAAAAAGAATTTTTACTATGAAATTAAAGGATTACATTGAACAAGAAGGGTTAAGATATGATAAATTTGCTCAAAAACTTGGCATTAGCGTATCTCAATATTATCATTTGATTCATGACAGAGCCGATCCACGTTTATCAATTATCTTAAAAATACAAAAATTGACACGCAATAAGGTTAGGCTTAAGGATTGGATGCCTTCTAAAAAAGATGAAATGATAGAAAAAGAGGATAAAGCAAACAAGAGTTGTTAAAATAAAACTTGAATGAAAATATTCGGTAGAGCATTGTTATTCAAAGAAGTGAGGGACGGCATAGAATCCTACTAGCCGTTCCTCGAGACTAAATATGCTCTATTAAGATATTCTTTTATAATGTTTTAAGCAAGCAAAAATTTCACAAATAGCTCTTATATTATGTGAAATTATCAATAATGCTATAGTGAGAAACATAAACACAAAAATAATAAAAAAAATTAATATATAGTTTAAAGGTTTAAATTTGTCATTTTTTTGGGATATTACGACAAGATATGTTTTGGTATTAGGAGTAATTAGGGAAAATTAGCCAAAACCCATATAAAGCGAAAAACCCCGCTTGTAACGAGGTTTCTCTTATTGATAGGATTAAGACCACTAGGAATATCTTAATCCTATCAAATAAGTTCAATTCACAGCAACAAAAAAATATGGAAAAAATTATACATGGGTAAATCATACTTTCCATGCTCTTTGTTATGAAAAGGAAACCGGAAAATGGTATAGATTTTTTCGTCCATTTAAGGGTTTAAGTTCGTCCATTTAAGGGTTTAAGTTCGTCTTTGACGAACTTAAACCCTTAAATAGATAAAAAGAAAAACCCCGCTTGCAACGGGGTTGATCGATAAGACATTTACAAACTGTGAAATGATCTTATCGATTTAATGAATTAGCTACAACTAAATTAAAAAATTGATAAGGTTTTTATGTCAGAAGAATATCAAATTAAAGATTTAAGTTCACTTCACAAATATCGCACAGAATTACCTAACATTATATTTGAACTAGGTTTAACAGCTGATCACATTGGTGTATATTCTCTTTTAAAAAGAATTGCAGGGGATAACGGCTCGTGTTTCTCGTCAAACACAAAACTTGGAGAGAAATTGAAGATGACCTCTAAAACTTTTGCGAAGTTTAAGGATGATTTAACAAAACCTTTTGAGCTTCTCGGGGGACTTTCTCTTATCGAGTTGCAAGAACGTAATACCCCTGAAAAAGGACGTCAATCCGATTTGGTAACCATAAATGATATTTGGCCTGTAAATATGGCATTTATGGCAAAAATGTATAAGACCCCCCCCCCTACGTCAAATTTACCTACCCCCCTAGTAAAATTTACCTACCCCCCTACGTCAAATTTACCTACCCCCCTAGTAAAATTTACCGACGAAGAAGAAACTATTAAGAAGAACCCTATTAAAGAAGAACAACAACAACAAGGTGCTGCTGTTGTTGGGGAAAAAAAATCTTTTTCTTCTGAGACCATTAACTACAAAACGCCATCAGGCAAAACGAAATCTATCGAATCGTCCGAAATCTACGCCCATTTCCTCAAATCAAATTTTAAAACGGAGGTAATCGCCGAAGCGATACAAATTGTTAAACTCAAGCAAGAACCCATCGGAAATATCCTCAAATTCCTTGAATCTGTGTGTTTTAGCATTGCAGAAAAACCTGCGTCTAGTGTAAAATCTAGCAAGCCTAAAACATATGGCTATCAAGAAGTGCCTAAATGTACTGCAAAAGGAGTGAGGCCTACGGATGAACAACTGGCCAAAATTGGCATGAAACGAAAGGATTAAAAATGAGTGATTATAAAGAATTTTGGGAAACAGAAAGATATAAACATGCATGTCTTAGCAAACTTGACCTTCCCCCAGAAACGACACAAATTTTAATGGATTGGGTCACTAAAGACAAAAACATGCTTTTCTTTGCAGGAAATCCCGGCGTAGGAAAATCTTTTTTTTGTGCCGCTTATATCCATCGTCTTCAGGAGAAAAAACAAAACTTTCGATACTTTTCGGAATATTCTTTTTTTCGACATGCACGAGAAGCGATGTCTAAAGGTTGGGATTATGAATCAGAAATTAGACGCTTAGCAGAAACAAAATATTTTATATTGGACGATATTGGAACCGCGAGGGGAGAAAATTTATCTGATTTCCAAAAAGAAGCATTGCATATAGTGATTGATGTTCGATACAACTCAACCCTTCCAACCTTAATTACCAGCAACTTGTTCATCAAAGATATAAAAAATACAGTTTCTGAAAAAGTTGCTTCTAGAATAAAAGCTAAAGAAAACACTATCATCGAATTAGCTTGGATTGATAAAAGGCAACAATAACGAAACATCTCAAAATTAGGCCCTAATTTTGAATTGGACGAAATGAAATGACAATAACGATACATGAGTACAAAAAAATTTGCGATTCAACCAAATCAAAGTACGGTGCCAAAATAACGATTGTTGATGGAATACGTTTCCCTTCAAAATTAGAAGCCGAATGTTATTCAGTTTTGAAATCTTTACAGGAAAAAGAAAAAATTTTGTTTTTCCTTACGCAAGTCCCTTTTAGGTTGCCTAACAACAAAAAGCATTATCTAGACTTTCTTGTTTTTTTGCCTAATAAGGTACTCTTTCTTGAATCCAAAGGAAAAGATCTGCCTTTAGGAAAATTTAAAAGAGAACAAGTGGAATTTCTGTATAAAATAAAAATCAAACTTGTAGAAAAAGCACAGGAAATTTATGAAACTGTATTACATTAAAATTAAAATATATAAAAAATCATATGATACATATTGAAAAACCAGGACATAAAACAGTTAGATGCCCAGGATGCAAAAATATTTACTTTATACCCTATGGTCAAAAAGTTTTGACATGTACAAATTGCCCTTTTTTTATTGGAATTTTTTAATTAATTATTGTTTAATTCTCCTCCCCTTTACAAAGGTTCTCAATAATATCTCTTACTTCCAATTTTTTGAACATGTAGTGACCAGTTTCCCTTAGCTCTTTTGCTAATTGAATGTTCCTAGGTACACAACGACAAAAATGACCCTCATGATCTTCTTCAGCGCATTTACTGCATTTTAATTCTATCATTATTTCTCCTCCAATTTTTCAAGCCTACGCAATTTTCACTCCACGAGCAATTAAAAAGCCTTTCAATTTCATCCAGTCTCTTTTCATTTCACCTGTTTAATTTGCAGATTCCTTAATCTATCCAATTCCTCACGCAATTTAATAATCTCCTTAGATATATTATTAATATGCGCAAATTGAGCTTTATGATTACGTCTATTGCTATCTGCTATCAATGCCATTTCCTTCTTCATCAAAGATAATTCATCGTTATTCTCAAAAAGGTCTAATTGCACATTCATTTTTTTCCTTCCTTTTAGCTGCTACATAGCGCAATGTGTTTTGAATGGTATCCAAGCAAAATTGAAAGGAATGATCGTCTAAATCTTCCTTTACTAGGATTTCACAAGAGTTTAGGAATGTTTCCATAATGATTTTATGCATGTGCTCAAGCTGAGCCTCTGGTACAGAATTATTTTCATCCATCGTGAAAAACATCCGCTCTAAGGTTTAAATATTTATGAAGCAACTCCGATATAGTCTCAAAGTCCTCTTTGCTTAGAGATTCTTCTTTGTGTAATTTCTGCATTAGAAGTATTTCCTTGTTAGGAAAAGGATGTTCTAATCGACAAAATTCTTTATAAACGCTTTTTAGATCTTTAGACATGAACTTCCTGTTTTATGAATTCTTTTATACAATCGAGATCCCAAATGCAACCACTAGCGCAGTCCCATGCATAATACCAGCAAGTCTCTAGGGCAAGCTTACATTCCCATTGGTAGGGAGCAATGATGATTCCTTGATACTTGGCTTTGACTTTGTTCCATTCCAGTTGATAGGAGTCATATTCAGCATCCCAGTCTCTCGTTTTCAGAGGATAGAGCTTGCTGAATTCGAAAATCTCTTTAGCACTTTTTAAATGAAGAATGTTAGCGTTTTCATGAAGCACAACTTGATAAGGATTGACCAGGTATTCGACCCTGAACCCTTCAGCTTCACACCATTCCTTCCAATTGTAATTGTTGGGCCCTGTTAAACCCTCTACGCTTAGCCATAATCCATTTGGCTTATCTTGCCATCTCAATTCACTCTGTTCATACGTTCTCTTCTCCAGAGAGGCTATTGGCTCTTGTGCGTAATGTATTAACTTCATCCTAATTCTCAAAAGGTCTAATTGCACATTCATTTTTTTCTTTCCAATTCCTCAATTCGTTTTTCTAGTGCTAAAATATAATCATTTGAACAGTCTTTTAACACATTACATGGTTTTAGTTTTGTTTTTTCAATTTTGGGAGCATCAGGCATATAAACATATACCCAATAATCATTATCATCAAAAAGAAAATCATCTGATAAACAAATAAAAACGCCTAATTCTTTATTATCTAAACAATAAACATATACATATTTATTTACCTCAGGTTTTTTATCTTTCCATTGATTCCATTTAAATCCCCAAAATTTATCTGTCATATTCAACACCTTTTCGTATCCTCAATTTTCATGAAAAATTTAAATTCTCTATGTACTTCTTAATTTTTGTTTAATTTTATTATAAAAATTAAAAAAAATCTACCAAATTTTAGAAAATATGCAAGCATTTTTTCTTCCAAATAGCATAAAAACACTTCCTCTTTACACATTCATTATATATAAATAAATCCATATGGGTGTTAAAACAGTTGCAAAAGAATTAACAGGCTATCGTTTCGGAATGCTTGAAGTCCTTGAGCGCGTCGAAAACGATAAGCGCGGAAGTACCATGTGGTTATGCGTTTGTGATTGCGGTAGACAAACAATTAAGCGCGGTCAAGAACTCACAAGGGGTCATACAAAATCATGCGGATGTTATCGCTTTCTTCTCTTAAATTTATTCTACAATTCACAGACCATTGACATTAAGGGATTAAAAATAGGACGACTCGAGGTAATCGATTATGACTCACCTAATAACCTTAATTACTACAAATGCCAATGCTCATGCGGTAACACTTGTATAGTCTTAAAGCGCAACTTACTAAAAGGAAAAACAAAATCTTGTGGTTGCCTAAATAAAGAAAATTCAATAAAAAAATGTTTAAAAATAAATCAAAAAAGAAAAGAAAAAATAGGAATAATAGCATGAAAAATCAACTGAAAACTAAGAATCCTAATGGCAGGCCCCGCGAGCATGACAGAGATCAAGTAGGTAGTGATCTTGTAGAATGGGCTAAATTAGATGATAGTCTCAACCTAAATAAATTTTGTGCCATTAAAGAAATACCCCCTTCAAATCTTAGTATATGGGCAAATCAATGCGATAACTTTCGAAAAGCGTATGAATTAGCAAAGTGTTTTATTGGTTATAGAAGAGAAATAAAATTAACTAACAACGAACTACATGTTAAAGCTTATGATCTAAATGCTTCTACTTATGATTACTTTTTAAAAGAAGAACGTAGACAACAGGCAAGATTTGAATCGGAGTTAAGAAACCAAGAGAATAAACCAATATCCACAGAATCCTTGGAAAACTTGAAGCTCCTTCACAATCAGCTAGAATCCCTAAGATCTGATTCGAATAAAGCCACTAATAACATAAGTAGTGAAGATAAATCATAATGATTAATGGCTATATTCATTGCCTGAGGAGGCAATTGCTCAATATTAGCTAACATCCCTTTTAATTCATTAACTAGATCACCTTTTGTTGTTAGTTTGACCGAAGAAAGTTCTTGTGAAAGCACTTCTTTGAGAATCGGGGCTTCCTCTTCTTTAGAAACTTTATCTTTTATTTTTGGAATCACTTCATTTCCTTCATCATTTATACGAATAAAATTATCCCAATTTTTTGCCAAGCATCTAAAAGAATCTTTTCCCCCATCAATAGCAATTTCTTTGCATTTACATGAAATATAATGATGTCTATCAAGACTTTCAATTACCTCATCGCATAATCTGCATTTAGCCCTATTCCGCATAGGTTTCCACAATTTTTTATTCTTAAATTTTTAATTTGACATAATATATTAGCTAAAAGATATTTTACATCATGCAAGAAATTCTATCCAAAAAGCAAATTCATTACATAATAAATTCTACAAAAAAATGGAATATGGCTCACGGTAGCGTGAGAACTGGTAAGACAATAGGAGCTACGCATGCTTTTATGTATGATGTTGAAAAATGTCCTGATTCTCAAATCTATATAGTGGGTCATACCTTTGATACGGCATATCGTAATATCGTAAGATTAATTACATCAGACCCAAGTTTTAGTATGTATCACAATGTAGTCACTTGGTCCGGAAAAAAACTTTACTATAAAGATAAGCAAATCACGGTTTTGGGTGCTAAAGATGAAGGTGCAATCGGAAGTTTTCAAGGCGATACATATTCACTTGTATACTGCGATGAAATTACTCTATATCCACAATCTATTATTGAAATGATTAACTCGCGCTTAAGTAAACCCTATTCCAAAGCGCATTGCACAATGAACCCCACTTATCCTGAACACTTAATCAAACAATGGATTGACAAAGCTGAAAAGGGTGATAATAATTATTATGCATTGCATTTTACATTAGAAGACAATCCTTTTGTTGATGAAAATTATAAAAATATGTTGAAAAATAGCTCGACAGGGATATTTTATAAACGGAATTATCTTGGTCTTTGGTGTCTTGCCGAAGGTGCTATCTTCGAATGCTTTGATAGAAATATTCATGTTCTAAATAGGCCTCCCAGAGCAGCAGAATATTGGATTGTAGGTGTGGATTATGGAGCAAGTAATCCCTTTGCATGTGTTCTTGTTGGCGTCAATACAGGCATTAAAGAACAAATAGGCAAATCTTTGTGGGTTGAAGACGAAATCTACTGGGATCACAAAAATAAACGTCAAAAAACAAATAGCGAGTTGGCAGATGACCTCTGTAAATTTATTGAAAACTATGCGGTTAAAGCGATATACATTGATCCCAGCGCCGCCGCTTTTAAAACCGAAATGAGAAGAAGAAATGTTCCAATCATTGATGCAGATAATGATGTCTTCAATGGATTGGATTATACTGTTTCTGAGATGAGAAAAGGAAACTTATTTGTTTTAGAAAATTGTAAAAATACGATTAAAGAGCTTGAGTCGTATGTGTGGGATTCTAACAAAGCTAAGCGTGGAGAAGATGCGCCTTTAAAACAAAATGATCATCTAGCGGATGCCTTACGTTATTGCATATACACTCATAAAGTTCCAACCTATCAACCCTACAAAGATCCCTCTAACGCAAACCAATATCAACAAAATAGATTTCAAACAGGAAAAAGGCAGAGTATATTTTAATGACAGACGAAAAAACTTAAATATTTATCAAAAAAAGTAAGGCTAGAAAATATTAAACATACTCCTTTGTACAAAGAAATAACTGGCATAACCTTTTAAAAAATAATATATACTTATATGTTTAAAAATATAGGTATATATGAAGATGCGCGTGGGTATTCGGGAGAAGAATAAAAAAAAATATTACACTTACAAAGATGTGCATTTTGATGAAGACGGGTGGGCGGATGTAAATTTATATCTTCCCATGGAATATGACCTTTGTTATCTCAAAACAGCTAATGAAGAAACAAAAATAGGATGGTCAAAAGGAAATAAATGGGACGGTCAAAAAATAAAAAAAACAGATGTCATTTTATTTTGGAAAAGAAAAAGTGAGTGGGACGCATAAAAAAACACGTTTCTTGCATCAATAAAAAAAATATTATAAGGTAATGTTAATAATTTAGCCTTACTTTATAGGTGTTATATCAGCTTCTATTATCCTCCATGGAACAATGCTCTAGAGCCTAATCAAGGGAATGTTAGACAATGGTTAGATAACCTATATTCTAAATTCCAACCTATCGAACAAAGTCGCTGGAATCAATCTAATATCGATACCCTTTTTTATGCAGGTTCACAGACTTTTGTTAACAGATATTTTAACTTCAGCCCTACAACCTCTTATCAGCAATATTATTTCAATCTTATCCAGCAACCTATCAATATGGTGACAGGTTACGAAAGACAACATAGAAAGAATTTTAATTACGTTCCTACAGAAGGCGCAGATCCTAAAACAACAGATCAATATACAAAATTAATCACTACGGTTGCAAATAAAGGGTGTATTCACGAACAGAAAAGCAAATGTAAAGAACTAAGTGCGATAGCGGGTATGTGTTTAGCTCAACCTTATCTTGATTTTTCAGGAGATGATCAGGCACAAGGGGAATTAAAAGTTAAAATATGGGAATATAATGCATTTCTTGTAGACCCTTATTTCCGTTCACCAGATATGTCCGATGCTCAGTTTGTGTGGTGTCAGGAATATATTAGTAAAAAAGAAGCCGAAAACCGTTTTCCTGATAAATTGCAAGCCATTGCGCCTATGTCAGGAACTCCACAACGATATGGTTCTTTTTATTTTCTACCTGAAAACTACAACATGGCACGCAATGATCTCATGGTATTATCGTACGTGTGGTATAAATGGAAAAGAAAGAAATCACGCTTATATAGCCGTTCCCGAAATCAATTTTTCGATTTTGCTGGTGATGATGGACATTTGGAGCAATTACTATATTCAATCCCAGATATGGAAGAAGTTAAAGTGGAGGTTCCATGTTGGAAATTAGCGGTGGTATTAAATGATCAACTTATGTTTCAAGGCGATAATCCACTGGGCTTTGATGGTTGCCCTTTTATACCTTACTTCTGGAATTACGAGCCGCATATTAATTATTACGACTTGCGTGTGCGTTCCCTCGTTCGCACTATGCGAGATCCTCAATTTCTATATAACTACAAGGTCATCACAAACAACGACATTGCAGCTGCTACCATAAACGCCGGTTGGAAAAGAAAAGTGGGAGCTGTTGCAAATGAAGACAACCTCAAGAAAAGTGGACAGGGTTGGGATGTCATTATTAATGAAGGCTATGAACTCGCAGACTGCGAAAAGATTATACCCAGCGCAGTCCCAGAGTCAGACCTTGCTTTAGCTCAACAAATGGCTGATCTCATTTACGCAACATCGGGTATAAATCTTGAGAATTGGTCTGCTCAACAAGACAAACAAGCATCTTCTTTAACAGTTCTTCTTAAGCAAGCTGCTAATCTCATGGTATTCCAAAAGTATACTGATCAATGGGATTTTAGTGACAAATTACTTGGTGAAAGGTTATTGCAAATAGCGCTTAACAATTGGAATGCTGAAAAAGTGGGTTTATATATAGGTGAAGAACCCTCTCCACATTTTTATAGTAAAGTTTTTGCTAAGTTTCAAGTAATCGTTGAAGAGTCTGACTTAACACCAACCCAACAGAATTTACAAGCTCAGCAAATGATGGATATCAATCAAACATTTGGGCGTGAAGTATTTCCCCCGAGCATGATTATTCCTAAGCTTAATATTACGGGTAAAGGTGAGATTATACCATTCTTACAACAGCAAGAGCAACAAATGCAAGCCACACAATCTGAAGCTCAAAATATTCAACATTCTTTTGAAGAAATGAAGATGAAAGAATTAATGGCTAAAATCCATAACCAGTTATCTCAAGCACGGGAACGTGATTCTAGAGCTGAAAGCAACATTGGTTTATTTGAAGAAAGAGTAAGTATGATTTCAAAAAATCATGCTCTTGCTTCTAAAGAAAAAATGGCTGCATTAACTCAATTGCTTGAAACGATACAAAAATTTGGTGAAGTTGAGACGTTCTTAGAGTCTAATAACTTAGAATCTATAAAATATGATGACCAAGAAATGGAAAAAAAATCCAGAACAGACACTGAAAGAACGGTCGCTTCACAGAAATTTCTTGAACAAATATTAGGTACACAACAAAATCAAAATCAACAACAAAGCCAAATGGCTCAAAATATGTGAGGTATTTATGAAGCAGCATGATGATTCAAGACCTGGAACATTTAAATCAGGTGGACAACGAATAGATGATCACAGCTTTTGGGCTGGTTCTAAAGGTAAAGATTCTGTTTTTCCAGATGGGCCACATAAAACTAAAGATGAATCAAGTGCTGAAGGTGCAGGTTCTTTATCGCGTTATGAAGACACCACTGAAGCAATCAAATCTCAGCAAGAGATGGCTAAAAAGAAAGTAATGGCTCATCCTATGAAACCAGGCTATAGAAACTAATTTAGCATAAGTTATTAGAAAGATGCCGCGGTTAAGAGCCAGCCCGTTAATGAGGCTTCGGGTTAAAATCCGATAGATAAATATCATTGCAGGCAGTCTAATGACTTATGCATTTATGAGGTAATATGAAAAATACTAAAACGGTCCAGTCTTATAAAAATACTGCTGCCGAAAAGAATCGAAGCACGCTTAAAAATACAAGATCAGGTTTTGCTGATCCTTGCGCTATCAAAGAACAAAATCCTCAAGATAAACCTAAAGACGGTTTTAAATCACCATGGGATTTTAGATGTCCTCAATATGATCAAAGATCAAGCAATTTCGTTAATGCTGGTACACATTATGGTGTAGGACATAGGCAACCAGTTGGTCATACAGGTAATCCTAAAGTTACAGTTGATGTTCTACCACAAACAAGAAGAAATACACTTCAAGAGGATGATCTGGGATGATTAAAAAACCATCTTCTAAGACATCTACAGCCACAAAAACTGCTACAGCAACAAAAACATCGACAGATGCATACACTCAAGGAAATGTAACTGTTACTGGTGGAGCGGGAAGAGCAGCAAATACCAAAGATACGATCCACGAAGACATGGAACGTCAAAAATGTGCAAAAAAATGTATAAAAATTATTTTAGAACATTGTAAACAATTTGATAGAATTATAGATGACCATTATCTTTATGCTATTTTATATCAGATTATAGATAAATTCGAGAGAATGTAATATGACTTACGGAATGAAAGGCGGTGATGCTAATCGCCAACAGCCAAAAAAACCAGGAAAGAATAGATTTGCCCATACAGCCAATACACCATACGGAATGGGTGATAACTATGGTACTGGAATACGCGCTAAATTAGGTCGAGTACGTGAAGATACAATGGGTATGATGGCAATACCCCCTAAGAAATTAAAAACACCACCCACGTCAGTGGTTTGATAAAAAAAATATCATTTATTTAACAATCCCATTTTCTAATATAACCATTTTGCATTTATCCTTAAGAAATATAATGGCTTCAAGTTTCTTTATTGCATGCTCAATACTTTTTAATTTTTCTTCATATTCAAACTTAATTGAAGAAATAGCTTCTTTTATTTTTTTATCTCTTTCTTGTCGCAAACATTGTTTTACAAATTTTAATTTATTTATGTAATTTAGTCTAGGTTTAAAATCTGGTAAACATGGATCAATTTCTATATATTTTATATCACCATTTTCAAATTCTTTTTTAAATTCATCTATAAGTTGAGGAATATTGAATTGTTTTTTTGATTCTTTAGCAATTAAACGTTCTTCACCTGCAATTAACCCAAAAATGTTTTTTTTGGGTTCTTTTTTTATATCATTGTCCATTTCTTACCCATCTGTTGATAAATAGCCTTAATTTGCTCATCACTTAGGTCATCGTCTTCAGGAGATTCTAGCCTTTTCCTATCATGTTGATAGGCTGCAATACTATCAGAAACAGTCTTATTTTCTGTAATATTTCCTTTTTTATATTGACCCCATAGCTCAATTGCTGGAATTATCCATATTATTTTTATATTATCACTTCCAGGATACACTTTGAAGCACATACTATTGCTTTGTGCTTTTGGTTTAGTCAATCTTGGTTGCCATATTAAACGTTTTGTAACACCATCATCATGAGTACGAGCATGAGCAAATATATAAAAAGGATGAGTGCCAAAAGGACGTTGATTGATTAAATCCTGGCAACATTCTGCAATATTGAAATTTTGTTTTGTAAAATGAGTATACCTATCATGCGTTTCAAGACGTTCAATTTTCATAATATCCTTGCTAGTTAAATAATTTATTAATATATAATTGAGTTAATAATTTAACTCAATCGCCGTGCAGCGTAATCGCACAAAGGATAGTTTTATGACATTACCAGATAGTCAAGTAGAATCGCAACCTTCAAATAAAGAACTTAATTTTCGTGCTCTAGAAGCAAAATATCAACGTGAGCTTGATAAGGTAAATGCGGAAAGAGAAAGATTGTCAAGAGAATTACAAGAAAGGTCTAAACAAGAAACAGAAGCATCCTATGTAAATGAAAACGATCCATATGTTGACCATAAGAAATTTAATAATACTCTTTCAAAGTTTACTCAAAATACTCAAAGCGAAATTCAAAAAGCCATGTCAATGGCCAAAGAAGCCGCAAAAGAAGAGTTAAAACAAGAAATATTTTTAGATAATAATCCTGATTTTTACGATGTTTTAAAATTAGCAGATAAATTTGCTCAGAAAGCACCAAGATTAGCTGAAAGTATTCTTAAGATGCCTGAGGGTTTTGAAAGACAAAAATTAGTATACCAAAATATTAAAGAACTTGGCATCGATCGGCCAGAAATAAAACAACCTTCTATTCAAGAAAAAATAGATGCTAATAAACGAAGTCCTTACTATCAACCTTCAGGTGTAGGTGCTGCACCTTATGCTCAAGTCGGAGATTTTAGCCCTGTTGGTCAAAAAAGCGCTTACGATAAAATGCAAGAACTTAAAAATAGGCTTAGACTTTGATGATTGCATTAAAGGAATGAATTTAAATTTTATTTTCTAATTCCCTAATGAAATCAATAGAGGCTTCTGAAAATCCTGTAATGGTAACCCATTGATTTGGGTTGCCAATTCCGTTTTGATAACCAGCAATATTTAATATATAATTTTTTCCTTTAGGCATTTTAGGAATATTATCAGCAATTTGTTCATCTGTAATGACAATCAACCGATCGTAATCAAAATTTGACATGACAATATTATTTAGCAAATTTGCTAAGTAAGTGCCATGATGTGTTTGTGATGAAACAATTGCATCACGTAAAGCCATCCCATGCCTTGGAGGAATTAAAGCAATTCCATCACTAAAAGAATAAATGGTAATATCATCAATGCACTCTCTTAATAAAATTGCCATCGCACAAGCAGCATCAATACGGTTCATTTTTGATTTTCCTGATATTCCTTGATCCATGGAACCAGAAACATCAACGCAAATAATCGTTTTACCAAGCAATTTAGGTTTTAAAGAACATGCCAATACCATAGCAGGATCAATAATATCCTCCCATTGCGGACATTCCCTGGCTGCTGCGATATATTGAAATGGCAGCATTTCTTTCATATTTCGAATTAATTCATCTGAAACAAGTTTTTTATCAACACCCTGCTCATGCATATTTCTAAGGTTTCTTAGAATAGCAAGTTTACCCATCTTCTTTGATTGAAGTAATTCCGTAAAAGATTCTTTTTTATTTTCACCTGCGCTTAATCTTGTTTCCCATGTATCTGCTGTTTTTAATTCTTTATTAACTAAGCGTTTCCATAAGTCAGCTTGTTCTTCATTTAAAGGTTTAGCGTGACAAAGAAAAAGAACATCACGCAATTTAATTGGATTATTACGATTATATTTGCTTAATTGATATTCATCCCATTTTGTGAATGCTTTGGCCAGACCTTTTTTAAGCTGATGAGCAAGAGGTTTACGCCCATTTTTCCAATAAAGAGCAAGCAAATCCGTCATCATGTCAGGGCGCGTAATTACACTATTTATAGTGTCTGATAGCCACGTATTCTTTTCTTTATGCTTTAAAGCCTCTACAATCATTTGCAAAGGAACATGCCTTAGATGGTATTTTGTTGCTGCGTCTAATGCGAGTACACCTATTTGCAAAGATGATACTTTACTACATAATTCAACGATACGGTCGGCAGCTTTAACGCCGTTTTCATAAAAATTATCTTCAAAAAGCATGCAAGCAAGAACAGTACGTTTTAAACGTTCGTAAGGCGATATGTCAAAAGCTCGACCGCCTTCATATGTGGTAGGAGTATTAGAGACATTAACTTTCATAAAAAAAACCTAGAATAAGCGTATTCGGCACGTATTGAGTATAGTTCAAAGTATCCGAATAATTCGCTAAGGTTAATAAAAAGTGCGCAAACAAAAGCCACAGGTAAACGTCTTTCGACATTTGCCCAAATTGGGGGGAAATCTAGCTTTAGGCTAAGTAACCCATAACTACATCACGGACAAAACCAAATTCAGGAACAATTTAAGAGGGTAAAGATGAATTATTTCTAAATCATCTAAAGGATTCGAAGCTTTTCATGCTTTTTCAAGCACTTTAACCAAGTAACCCTTCTTATTCACCATGCCAAAACTTAAATAAAAATCTGTAACATGCGAAAAAAGTAATTTCCTGCTCTTCCAATTGAGCTATACGACTTTCGCCGCAATTGGATTCGAACCAATAACCCGGGCATTTGCAGTGCTAAGTAACTCTTTTCTTCGACAAGATTTTTAAAGATAAAAAATAACATAAAAATATTTAAATGCAATAAAAAAAATTTTTCTTTTTAAAAATTAAAATATTTTGTATTAAAAAATTTACGCAAGTCCAGCGTTAGGACATTCGCGTAAGATAGGATCGCAACTATCGTGTAAAGATGAAAAAGTTGTTATAAATAATTTCATCTTTCAAGATATGATCGAGAACTGACGTAATAGGCTCGTCTACCGATCATCATATCATATCAACCTAAAATCTAGGTTAATATGTCGATTACAACGACCGGGAATCTAGGACCATTAATCTTGCAAAGCTTAGCGCCTGCAATGCTTTATGTGCCTACCCCCACAATGAATTATATCACCATTTGCGATAAGGTTTCAATGCCTGCTAATGGTGGTACTACAATACGTTTTATGCGTCCACGCGCATTACAACCGCCCACTGTACAATTGGGTAATAGTGGCATCGATTTGGAACCTCGGCGTGTCGATGTAAAACCCGCGATAATTGACTTGGATCTCCTTAAGGCAGCTTAAGGACAACAAGGGGCAAGCAACGAAAGTGTGCAGCCTGAACGACTAAATTCACGGGACGCGAAAGCGTATGCGATAGTCTGATCTCATAGGTAACTATGAGAGGGAGATCCGAAGAGGTTTCCCCGCCTTGTGGCTGCAAGGGGTCAATAGAAGTAACAGAGTGCCGCCGGCACAAGTGCCCCAGCGAGATATCATCGATGGCGCAAATGGCTTTTTTTGGAACTGGGTGTATCATCAATAGCAGGTGATCCTTCAGGATCAAGAGGGTTCTAGACTTGCAGCATAAAAATAGAAGTTGTAGGATGATCTATAAATAATGATTATGTTGAACAACACGCCCTCTTAGGCTAGATAAAAAAAGGTGTTAGCTTGGGTATCCGAGCGTCTAGCCGTGTCCATCTTGACAAGTGGCCATTAAACCTTTGGTAATTGACTTGGAGGCCCGACAGGGTAACAAGGGGCAAGTTTAAATACAGCCTGAGAGACTAAACCCAGAGGACGCGAAAGCGTATGCGATAGTCCGATCTGCAACTATAAATAAAATTGCAGAGATAAGCAGAAATGACTTATCCCCACTTTGTGGAGTAACAATTTGGCGTCAAGCGGAAGATTTAACTTTAAGGGATTACATCGTTTCAGCAGCTTCTCAGCTTAATGCTGGAGGCGGTTCGAATACTGATAATCCAACTAACCTTGGTGTTAGTGATTTTAGTTTAGTAGCAACGACTTTAGATACTAACAATGCTTACAAATTTATGTCAGGTATTGAAGGTATGGACAGGTTTAACATACCAGACCTGTATAAACCTTGGGTAATTGACTTGGAGTGCCTTACTATGGCAGCATAGAAGGTTAACAAGGCGGAAGATATGCAAGAAATCTGTAAAAATTGTAAAAATAAAATTGTTTTACAGGAAATTTATAGAGATTGGTTTTATTGTTTATTTTGTAATAGAAATTTTGCATATCACCGTGAGAGAACAACCCCTGAGGACGCAAAAAGCGTATGTGATGTTCCGAACTCGGAGAATAAATAAAGTCCGAGAGATAGGCAGAAATGATCTATCCGCTTGTTTATTGTGTATAAAGCTACTTATAAACAAGTCATAAAGTAACAGATAGTGGTACCGGTCCAGTAAGAAGCGCATATTTTATGCTGTCTTCAACAGAGTTGCAATCTGATTTTGATGCTTTGACAGTTTCGGGATTCGTTTCACAATGGAATTACCCTCAAAACACGTCAGCATTGCCATCAGAATATGGTTCAGTATTCAATATCAGAATATTGACAAGCTCTGAGGCTCCTGTTGCAAGAGGTGCTTCGGCAAATGGAAATGATGTTTATTATAATACAGTTGTTGGTAAACAGGCTGTAACACACATAAATCAAGATGGTTATTCCATGAACTTGATTTATCGTGATCCTTATTATTCTGGAATGTTGGCACAAAATGCGACTTTAGCAGTTAAATTTGCTCAAGCGCAAGCCATCACCCAGGATACGGCTATTAGGAATTTGCTTTCTACACGCATAACCAATTTGGGGGTGTAAGATGGCTGAATATTCCAGATTAGCTCAAGGGAAAGTTACTTCAACTGGCGGTCAAACTGCTGTGATTATACCTTTCCAAGCACAATATATTTCTATTGATAATACTACTCGTATTACAGCTGGAACAGGCACTACAAGTGCTTCTTGGCACCAAGATATGGGTCAAGGCGCTGCTATCAATACAACTTCTGGTACGTTAGGTTTTATTACTGCCGCTATAGGCACAGGATTTAAAACTTTTCAAGCTGGAATGGCATTACAGTTAGGACCTACAGTTATTTTAGGTGCTTCAGGTGGAATTACTCAAAGTGCTACAGCACCCGTAGTAACAACTACAACCGCACATGGACTTGTTGTAGGAGATGTTGTTATTTTTTCAAATTTATATCAAACATCAACAACGGGTATGCAGCAAATGGCCGGCATTCCTTTTCAGGTTGTAACTGTACCTAGTACAACGACATTTACAATCAATTGGAATAATAACGGTTCAAATTATGCTGCTATTACAGCAGGTGGATTGAATACGTTGGCTTCATATAAACAGGTTCTTTATCCAGCTTTGTATGCCCCCGGTGTAAGTATAATCTCAGCTGTATCTACTGCAAGTTCCGGTACAATGACATCAATTCAAACAACCGCACCCACAAACGTGCAAGTTGGCCAAGAAGTTGGTTTTCATATTCCAACTGTTTGGGGTCCAACTCAATTGAATGAATTGCCTGATATTCTTATTCCAGGCTCGCCACAATATTATTATGTTGTTTCTGTTACAGATAGTACAAATTTTGTTATTAACGTACCTTTTGCAACTTTAACAGCTTATAATAGTAATCAATCTTTCCTAAGCTTCCCAGGGCTTAAATTCCCTCAAGTAGCTGCGGTTGGAGATATTAATAGTGGTGGTTTTCCTTATACCGGAAATGCTTTGTATCCTTCTCCATTAATATTTAATGGTTTTCAAGGTAGTGTTGCAAACACAAGCCAAGTTAACACAATTAATGGTCCTGCGATTCAAGGTGCGTTTATTAATGCGACATTCCAAGGATTTATCATCGGAAGTGCTATTTCAGGCACTTTGGGCGATACGATATATTGGAAAGCTTATATGAACGATTTTAATACTTAATTATTTTAAGGCGAGGGGTGAAAACCCCTCGTTTAGGTAAAAAATGTCACACCCTCCATTATTGAATGGTCCTATTCCTCCTTATAATAACCCTCCCATCATGCCTCAGTATTACAAACCAAGGCAATTTTATATTTCTAATATCTTATTAGGCATCACAACGACAATCACAACAATAAAAAATATGGATTATGTTGAAGGTCAACTTGTGAGACTTATTATTCCAATTTCTTCAGGTTGCAGAGAGTTAAATGAACAACTTGGGTATGTCATATCTTTGCCCTCAGCTAATCAAGTTGTATTGAATATTAATTCCTCGAATGCTTCTGCTTTTAAAGCAACAACCCTTCCACAACAACCGCAGATTTTAGCAGTAGGTGATATCAATACTGGAATAATCAATAACAATGGTAGATACCTGCCCACAGGTTTTATTCCTGGTATTCCAGGTAGTTTTAAAGATATCTCACCTTTTTTACACGATTAAGGTGGATTTATAAAAATTTCTTGTCTGAAGCATAAACTAATGGTAATGTTAATTAAATATTTAAATATACATAAAGGATATTTATGGTCGGTAAACCTAAGCCAAAAAATTCATTAGCAGCAAAAGAATTAGACAAAGCACAAGAACAATTTGATGCATTTGATAAACAAGTTAAAGATCTTACCTTAGATCGTCTGAATCAAGCTCCTCCAGAAAATGTGGAACCTCAAACAAAGATTGCGCAAGTTGATAAAGATAAAATGAAAGCGACTTATCTTAAGCCAATAAGAACTATTGGCTGCAAAGAAAAATTCAATGAAAAGTTTCGAGATTCTTATGATTTTGACAAAGAGTATGTCCATTTTACAGCGGAACATCGAGAAATTATAGGTGAAACTTTAGAATTTTGGACTAAACCCTATCCAGGAGTCCCAGCAGAATTTTGGAATGTACCGACAAATAAACCACTTTGGGCTCCTCGTTATGTTGCTGAAAGAATAAAAGGATGCAAATATCAAAGACTTGTCATGAAACAAAATGTTTCTTCTGGTGCAGATGGCCTGGGTCAATATTATGGTTCATTGGTTGTCGACACCACTATACAAAGATTAGACGCATTTCCTGAAAGTACACGTAAATCAATATTTATGGGCGCAAAAAATTTTTAAATCAAATGTAAAACTGTTTTACATTGGAGACTCATATAGATCTTTTGACTGATATTATCACTTATATAAGAAGAATCATTAAAAGTCCTTCAGATGCAATTATAACAGATAATTTGATCATAGATTACATTAATCGCTTTTGGATAATGGATGTAGATGCCAGGATTCAATTGTTTGATTTGAAAACACAATATCAATTTCAAACAATTCCTGGTGTCGATCAATATAATATGCCTCTTTATACTACATATGCAGAGGCAGGAAATCCAAATATTGGCATGTTTCCTGTTTATCAAGGTTTTTTGGATCCTGTTTATGTAAATGGGATTCAAATTCCTTTACAAACAAATAAAACATCATTTTACAACATTTGGCCGAATATCGTTCAGCAAATGAATGTTGTAGCTATTGGTGATGGTTCAACAACAACTTTTCAAATCACATTTCCTATTATTCCTCAAAATTCCATTCCTCAAAATCCCCCGTATCAATATTTACTTCGCGGACATGTTGATATGACTGGGGTAATCGCGACGCAAGTTAATCAAGATCCTCCAACAGGATTGAATTTAAATTTAGTAATTCCGTCGACAAGTATTTTTCCAGCGATTTATTTAACATCACAAGATTCTGAGGGAAATACAATTATAGTTCAGGACTCAGGTCAATTTCTTTCAAATCAGCCAAATTATGGCCTTTTGATGAAACCAGGACCTGCACCTTTTGGTTATTCTGAATTGACAAATCCGGTTACTCCAACAGTTCCATATTCAATTACTTCAAATACTGTTAATTACTTGAATGGTGTAATTAATGTTAATTTTCCTGTTGCTCCTGCTGCTGGGGCAGCAATTAACGCACAATCATTCTATTTTCAATGTGGTTTGCCTCGTAGCGTTCTTTTTAACAATAATACTCTTACATTTCGCAGTCCTCCGGATCAGTCATATCTTGTTCAACTGGATGCATATTTATCTCCAGCAGCTTTTTTAACCCAATCAAATGCCATTCCTTTTGGTTATATGGCTGAATACATTGCAAGGGGAGCTGCAAGAAAAATTTTGTCTGATACAGGAGATGTAGAACAATTTCAGTTTTACGAACCTTTATTTATAGAACAAGAAAGATTGGTTTGGAAACGATCCCAAAGGCAATTTACTGCAAATCGTACAGAAACAATTTACAGTCAGGGCATCAATCAAGGTCAACAAGGATCTAATTCTTTAGGAGGATCGACTACATGAGTTTTTTCGCATATACACAAAATATTCCTAATCCTCCAAATAATCCTTCAACAGATGTCCCTAATATGCAAACAAACACAAATTCTGTGTTTAGCTGGCCTTTAGTTGATCATTATGGTTATGAAGATACAAATAATTATGGTGGATGGCATAAACAAATTACTCTTGTAAGTTTAGGAAATAATCCAACCCTTCCTCCTTTAACAACGGGAAATGCTGAACTTTATACTAATACAGTTCCAACAGCTGGAGGCGAAAAAACAGAATTATTTTTCACTCCTGATACTACTGGAAATGTGTATCAAATGACTCGTACCTCGTCAGTTTATTATGCTTCTTTTGCAGATGACGCCCAATATGCTCAAACACCACCAGTGGCAACACAATTTGGTGGATGGACTTTTCTGCCAGGTGGATTATTACTTCAATATGGTTCAGAAGAAAATTTAACAGCAACAGGAACAATAAAATTCCCAAGACCTTTCAATACCGGTCCCTATAATATACAACTAACTTTAAATGCACTTACCGATACATTCTCATCAAATACGATTTATGTCATAGGTGATCCAACGACAACGTCATTCAATTGGGGTTTTACAGGAACAACATCTTACGATGCTTTCAATTGGTTAGCAATAGGTTATTAATGGGCGAAAAACTCGTTGTAGGTCCATTTAATCGAGGTTTTAGGACTGATCGAGAGCCTTTTGCCATAGATAATGATAATTTTCCGATGTTAGTTAATGCTTATCAGTGGCGTGGACGCATAAAAAGAAAACGTGGAACAACTTTTTTAGGACGTTTAAATCGATATATTTCTGTTAGCGTTACATTGTCATCGGGAACAGTTAATTTAATTACTTCATTATCACTTCAAACAAATTCAACCATCGTTATGGGAAGTATAAACCTTTTCGGTGGGACTGATGGTACGACCTATACAGATCCAAATCAAAATGGCACGTTGAAAGCAACAGGTGGAACGGGAACAGGCGGCACAATCAATTATTCTTCTGGTGTTATCACAATTACAGGGGGTTCAAATGAAACACTGACTGGAAACATTAAATATTATCCTAATTTGCCTGTGATGGGTCTTGAGGATCTAATTTTAGAAACACAGGATTTTGCAACAAACCTTGGATTCGATACTACTTACTCTTACAATCTTTCTGGTACTATTCCTTCTATAATTTATGATGTTAGTTTCTATAAAAATCCGGCAAACAATACTTATACAGGTTATGTAAGAAAAGGTAATTTAAGCCCATTTTGGACACCTGTTACTTGGAATGGTTTAAATTATCAACAGGTTTATACAGTAAATTATCAGGGAGCCTTATGGGCTACATACGGTATTCGTTTTACAAATAACAAACCAGATTTGACAGCTATAGGGATGCAATTTGCACCGTCTTCAACAATTACATTTGATTCAAATACACCGACAACAATAACATTAACAATCACAAATTGTCCTTTGGTTATTGGAGATTTTGTTTTTTTAAATGAATGGGGTGCTACTACTTCTGCAAATGCTCAAACGTTAAATTATCAGTCCGGTTTTGTTACAGCATCTTCTCCAAATACAATTCCATTAGCCACAAAAACAGTAACAATTACATTACCGAATGCAAATTTAGCTTCTGATACTTTTGTACCAGGAATTGTTCAATATTTAACAACAACAGTATCGTCAACATTAGATTGCCTTCGTTGGTATGACGGAGATCCTACAAATGGTGTTAACTTTATTCCTAGTACATCGAATGGATGGGTAAATTTTTCGCCTCCTTTAAGTCAATTTGTATATTCAATCGATGAACTTCCCGCAAGACAATACTATCTTGTGAGTGCTAGAATGATTATTCCATTTAAGGATCGATTACTATTTTTAGGACCTGTTGTGCAAGCTTCGACAGGAACACCTTTTTATTTACAAGATACAGTGATTTATAGTCAAAATGGAACGGCTTATTATACAGCATCTTTTCAAGGCAATCCTGTAGCAGCTACAACAATATTTACGGCAATTTTAGTACCAACAAATCAAACTGCAACAGCACCCGCTTATTTTGAAGATCAAGTTGGTTTTGGTGGTTTTATTTCAGCTGGGATTGATCAAAAACTTAATACAATTGCTCCAAATGAAGATTCTTTGATTGCTGGTTTTGATACACAACAAACGCAGATTGTATATACCGGAAATGATGTTTCACCTTTTTTGTTTTATCGAATTAACTCTGAACTTGGGTCATCTAGTACTTTTTCTACTGTTATTATGGATGAAGGTGTTTTAACACGTGGAACACGTGGTTTTGCCTTTACTAACAGAACAAATGCCAAAAGATTTGATGAAGATATTTTAGATCAAAATTTCGAAATTAGCCTTCTTAATAATGGTACAGAAAGAATTACAGCACAACGAGATTTTATAAATGAATGGATCTATTTTACATACTCACCTAAAGGAAATCCATACGTTTATCCAACTCAAACTTTACAATATAATTACCGCGATGATTCTTGGGCTGTTTTTAATGAATCTTATACGACTTACGGAATTTTTAGGCCTAATTCTGGCTATACATGGGCGTCAATTGGCCAAGTATATTCTTCTTGGAATGCTTGGAATGACCCATGGACTGCTGGAGTAAGCAATATTTTTCAACCCATCATTATAGGTGGAAATCAGCAAGGTTTTATTTTAATGCGCGGTCAAGGAACTTCTGAAGCAAGTTCTTTATATATACAAAACATTTCAGGAAATACGGTTACTTCCCCTAATCATTGCTTATTACAAAATGACTATATAACCATTTCAGGGGTATTAGGAACACAGGCATCTTTATTAAATGGACTTGTTTTCTCCGTTGGTTCTGTGATTGATTCAAATACATTTAGTTTAAATCCAGCTGTTAATATTACTGCTTATATTGGTGGTGGAAGCATTACAAGGATTTATAAACCTTTTATTCAAACTAGACAATTTCCAACAAGTTGGGAAATGGGAAGAAAAACAAGAATCGGTGTTCAGCAATATTTATTAACACAAGCCGATACTCAATCACAAATCACACTTTTAATTTATTTAAGTCAGAATCAAACAAATCCTTTTAACGATCTAACGGCTGTTGTAAATAGTGGATTAATTTATAGTACAGTACTTTATACATGTGCTGAAAGTACTAATATAGGATTAACACCAGCAAATACAAATTTACTTGAATTAACAGAAGTTCAATCAGGAAATAATCAACAGAATCAAATTTGGCATCGTATCAACACTTCTTTAATCGGTGATACTGTTCAACTTGGTTTTACAATGTCAGATGCACAAATGCGTGCTTTAAATGCAAATGGAAATTTCATTAGCCAATTTTCAGAAATAGAAATTCATGGATTTATTTTAGATTTAAATCCAAGCCAGGTGCTTTCGTGAATAATACATTTAGCAATGTTTCTTATCTAAGGACCACAAGAAGTTTTCCAACCGAAGATGTCAAGCAGCTATCTGTTGAACTGAATAAAAGTTATATTGATATTGCTAATTCTGTTAATTGTCGCACGATTGGTATTTTTGGTAAAAATCGACCGAATGTCACAGGAGAATCTTGGTATTTTACAAGTCAAAGGCAACAATCTCAAAGACAAATCTATACATTTACCGCTACTGGAAATATTCCTCATGGAATTAATTTAAATGAGATTTATCAAATTTCTCCTAATTCATATGGTTCTTTTACAGATGGCACAAATTGGTATGGTGTTATTTATGCAAGCAATACAGCCATTGCAGGGCAAGTATCTTTTTATGTAACCCCGACAAATATCGTTGTGCTTTCAGGAGCAGGTGCTCCGACTATCACAAATGGAACGATAAACTTGGAATGGATTAACAATCCGTGATATATTAAAGAAAAAAGTAGGTATTATATGTCTTTTGGCATGAACAATTCAATGGGTCATGGATTTGAATCAAGAGGACCTGGAATTTATAAGACTCATAAGTCCATTGGTGGAAATAAAATTGCTCAAAATATCCAATGGACGCCTGAAATGTTTCAATTGTTTAGTCAATTAATTGGAAATATCGGACCTGAAAGTTTTCTTCAAAAATTATCTGGAGGAGATCAATCGACATTTGATGAAATGGAAGCTCCGGCTTTAAGGCAATTTAGCGGTTTACAAGGCAATCTAGCGTCTCGTTTTAGTGGAATGGGGTTAGGTGCCAGAAAAAGCAGTGGATTCCAAAATGAAGCAAGTGGTGCTGCCTCAAATTTTGCTCAACAGCTCCAAGCAAATAGGCAAGGACTACAACGTCAAGCTTTAATGGATATTCAAAACATGGGAAATCAACTTTTAGGACAACAGCCGTATGAAAATATGTTAGTTCCAAAAAAACAAAGTCAATGGGGTAATATTGCAGGAAACCTTGCAAGTGCCATTCCAGGAGCTTTTTCATCGTATCTTACTGGTGGTGGTTTTAATCCATTGAGCGGAGGAATGTAAGATGCCTGTTCAAATTATTCCAAGAAATCAACAACCTAGTTTTGCTGAAAATCTTGTTGGAGGTCTTGTAGAAGGAACTTCAAAAGCAATCCCGGAATATTTTAAAAATAAAAGAACGCAATCTCTTTTATCTAATTTGGGTTTAGATCCTAATATTGCTTATCTTGATCCTGAATTGAGAAATCAAATTGTTGCAAGTGAATTGCAATATGGAAGAAAAAAGAAACAAGCAGAAGCATCAGGAAATGTTAATTTTTTACCAAAAAAAGATAATAATTTTAGTGAAGAAATAAATCGAACAGAAAAAAAATCTTTACCTGATTTTCAATCTCCTGGAAAATATGCCCCATTATATGAAAATAATAACGAATTAGAAGAACCTAAAATAATAAAAAATAATCCTAAAATTCCTTTTTCAAGTTATCCTCAGCCGGAAACTACAGGTGAAAAAAGGCAAATTTATACTCCCGAACAATTATTTGATGAAGGTCATAGAATTGCTGAAGAATATAGAAAAAATGGAATTCCAATGACAGACAATGAGGGTGTACAACAAGCCCAAATCGTAAATAATGAAAATCGATTATATAATAACGACGTTGATAAAGATATTCTAGCAAGGCAAAATGCGCAAATAGGTTATGGAAAATTAGCCGTTGAGAAACTAACAAACGTTTATCCCAATGCAACAGATGAAGAAAAAGCATTATTTCAAAAAAAAGGACAGGAAATAGCTGAAGAAATAGGAAATGATGAATCTAAAATAAACTCAAGATTAGTTCAAGAGGCTAAAAATCTAAAAAACAATATGAAAAATGTTTTAGATAGTCCCTCAGCTGAAAGATTATTTAATGCACCTTGGAGACTAATTCAAGGTACTTCAAAAACATTTGATCAGAGAGCTAAAGACTTAAGAATTAAATTAAAACCAATTTTAGATGAGGGTCTTTATCCATTAGCTCGAGATTTAGTGTCTCAACTAGGGTATTATCCTGAAGAAATCGAACAAGTGGTTTCAAATTTAAGTGAAAATGCACATAAAACTGTTGCTCAGCTTCCAAAAATGAAAAAAATTCATGAATCTTTAAGTGGACAAGGAAAATATGGGCGATTTGATGTTAAATTTTCAGAAAATCAAAAAGAACAAATAAAAGACAATATCTATAAAACTTTTCAGTCTGATCCTAGTGTTAATTTACTTCTTTTAAGAAAAGCATATGAAGATAAAAATGTAGATTGGCAAACATTTAAAGATATTGTTGATGAGGGCATATTAGATGGACAGATAAAACTCACACCCGAGCAATATTATTTTAAAGACAACATAGATAATCCCCCCTTAAAAAATTTAGACGTTATTTTAGAAGGATTAAATATTAAAGGCAGATAATGGCATCACAAGTTTTTAACGCTTTAGCTAATGGTTATACTTCTCAACAGGTGTTAGGATATTTAATACGCCGATATCCTCAACATGCTCAAGCAATATCAGTAGCACAACAAGCTAGTTATCCTGCTCATTTAATTTTAAAACATTTAACAGATCCTAAAAATCAATATGATGAAGATCAGTTTTTGACACATGAAGAAAGAACTAAACGAAATATCAGAAAGACCAATGAACAGGCTAACTTACAAGCGATTGGTGCTTTAGGAACATTGGGGGCAGCGGCAGCTGGAGCATATTACATTAGTCAAACAGGTCAAGCAATCAGACCTAATCAAATATTACCTGCTCAAGGACCAAGACCTAGAGGAGGAGCTGGTGGACAACCAACCATTAATGTTCAACCTCAAGGACCAAGACCTAGAGGAGGAGGTGGTGGTGGATTACAACAGCCTAATCAACCTTTAGGATTGCCCTACAAACCCCAAAAAACTCAACAACAGCAACAACAATCACCTTCACCAAAGCAGTTTATTCCAAAGCCAATGGTTCCGGAACAAAACTTCAATCTCATCAAAAATATTCAAGAGGATATACGCGTTGAAAATATTCTTAAACAAGGTTTTCCCATCGCTACAGCAGCTAGTATTTTAAGAACTGTAATTCCTAAAAGTAAAGTGGCTTTACTTGATAAAACAG